TTACTTTGGACCTAAAGCGTATATATGTAAGGAGTAAAGCATGAAAAAGAACAAAAGCAAATTCACTTCGTTCAGCACCCCAGGACACAAACAAGACTGCTCTAATCATCTAGTAGAACTTGCCTTCTTGAGACAAAACAAAGGTAAGAAGCTCCCGGAATTTTTCTGGCGAGAGCAGCGCTATAAGTGGCGCTATAGAAAAGAAGTTCAGGGCTGCCGCAAATTCATAAAAAAATATGGAGAGGGTGCGGTCTTGCTAGCGGCGATTAATAACTTAAGCATTGCGACGTGGACAGACTTTGCCCACGTTGAGTTTATTTTACAGAAGACGGAAGAACGCCGCAGACTAAAGTCTCTTCCAAAAGATGAAACTCCCGTTGAGCCCGAGACGGTAAAAGTAATTGAGGACTATAGAGATTTTGAGCCAGCTAAACCAAAGCTCGGCCTATTCGATAGACTGAAGGAGTTGAGTAATGGCGAAGAAGATTAAGTCAGATGAAGATGAGACCGTGGAGTCATTTGACCCAAGCCAGCAACTTGATACGTTTTTGAATGACATGGAAAAGAAATATGAGGGCCGCATCGTTCGTGGAAAAGATATCGAACAGTATGATGCAGGTCGCGCTTCAATATCCACGGGCTCCACGAAGCTAGATTGGGCTTTGACTCTGCCGCTAGTCGAGGGAACAATTAATGAGATTCACGCCAAAAATGGCACGGGCAAGACGACTCTCGCTCTTGAAATCGCAGCCAACGCAACTATTATGGGCAAGCCGGTATTTTTCTTTGACCTAGAGAGAAAGTTGGTCGAGTCGCAAATCGCCATGGTCCCAAGACTAAAGCGAGAGTTGTTCGTGCGCATTCGCCCAGATAATGGCGAGGATGCCGTCAATAGAGTGGAGAGATGTGTTAGAGAAGTCCCTGGGTGCGTGGTGATATTCGATTCGCTCACGCAAATGCTTCCCGAGGTCGAAGAGACCGAAGGAGCGGACAACCAGCGAATGGGACTAATCGCGAAGCTGGCAGCCAAGATGGTGCGTAAAATCGTCGGCCCCATTGAGCGCAATCGCTGCATGGTTCTATTCATTTCTCACGAGACCGCGAACATGGACCCATACAGTGGTGGGATAAAGACTAAGGGTGGGAATGCTGTCCCAGATATTGCCGCGCAGAGAATCCACTTAAAGAAGCTGTCGGCTGGCAAAATAGTTGATGAAAAGGGAAACATCGTTGGTCACAACGTCAAGTGTAAGGTCGTCAAAAACAATCAAGGCCTTCCTTTTAGAGAAGTGGATGTTCCTCTAATCTACGGTCGCGGAATCGACAGAAATCTCGACTTGTATCAAGTTTGTACCGACTTGGGGGTTATAGAGAAGAACGGGAAAGCCTGGCACGTCTACGATTTTGGTGGAGTTTCCGAGAAGGTTTATAAGGATGAGATACTCAAGAGGATTAAAAACAATAAAGCATATCGGGATTCCTTGCGCGAAGCAGTAAATGCAATTCTTTGATACTCAAGGGCGCGAGCACAAAATGGAAGTTAGGCCGTCTAAGTTTCCACGCAGAGAAATAGGCGAAGGTCGCGGCAAATACCAAAGCAAAGTCGGAGACGTCGTGCATTCGCTATTCTCTCTATATCACATTCTAGAAGAATTTCCGTGCGTAGGAGAAGGCTTGCATCTTGATTTTTTTCTGCCGCAAAAAAGGCTCGCCATAGAAGTCCAGGGCTCCCAGCACTATCAGTTTAATGCCTTCTTTCACGCGGACAAAAATGCCTTTTTAAGACAAGGCACGTACGATAAAAGAAAAGCTGAATGGTGTAAGCTCAACGACATCAAGCTTGTAGTGATTGATTGGGGGGCGACAGAAGATGTTGTTCGTGAAGCCTTGGGTTGACGAAGTCTCCTTTGCGCCTATCATCAGTTTAGCGAGGTGAGTCATGGACATGAAAAAAGAAGTTGATGCCTGGTTAGAAAAAATCGGCATAGACCAATTGAGACCGTATGACACAGGGGAGATAAGCTGGGCTTTAAACCTTGGCGGCGACATAAAGAATTTGGAGGCGGCACTTATAGATGCCGCCATGCTTATTTTGGCGAACTATCGCCTTAACGTTGCACACCAAATGGGCATGTGCTTTGCTCGGGTTAAATACCTAGAAGAGCGTGGCCCTAGGGACGCACTAAGTACCGAGCGCGCAAAACTAAACATAATCAAGCCGTGGCATGATGCTCTTGAAGCAAAAATTGCAGTAATGAAGAAAATTTACGACAGGAAAATAAGGGAGTCTGGCAATGCTACAAGCAGTGGGCGCTGAACGAGCGATTCTATCTATCCTAATGAAAGAGCCTCAGATGTTTTTTGAGGTCGATGATGTATTAGACGAAACAGACTTTACAAATAGTGGCGCGAAGGTCATTTTTTCTCTCATAAAAGACTTAGTCCTAACCGACAAAGACGCTACCGTGGACCACTACACCCTCATTTCTCATGCAGAAGCAAAGGGGGTGGACGATTTCTTGAGTCTTACTCATAATGGCGAACTACTAGAAGCTATTGAGCAAACGAATGTGAAGCCAGCCAGTCTTGGCCGTCATGTATCCGCAGTCAAGACGATGACGATTAAGCGGAATGCGATTAAACTTCTAGATGATTTGCAGAATGAGGTCGAGGAGTTTGTAGGAGAGCCAAGCGATTTAAAGAATCTAATCGAGGATTCAGTCTTTAGAGAGATGCGCTCGATGGACGCGGGCGGCGAAGACATCGTCCGAATCGATACTGAGTATGAGCTTACGATTAATAAATACGCAGAGCAGAATGACGTCATAGGATTAAACGTCGGCCTTCCTAGGTGGCAGAGGGATTGTGGCGGCATTCGAAATGGAACGGTCACTGGAGTCTTTGCTAGGGCAAAGACCGGTAAGTCTCAATTTTCGGCCTGGTGCGGTGCGCAAGCTTCTATATTCCAGCAAATTCCAATTCTGTATCTAGACACGGAACTCCAACTCCGTGACCAACAGATGAGGCTGACCTCTATCCTAACGGGCATCCCATTTAATAGGGTGGAAAGCGGCGCGTGGAAAAGTAGTCCGGTTGAAATAGCGAAGATTAAAGAAGCTTTCGCCCTAGTGAAAGACGCACCATTTTACTACAAGAATATCTCCGGCCGCTCAGTCAATCACGTCATTCCTATCATTAGGAAGTTTGTCCATAAGTTTGTTGGAGAGAGTAAAGGAGAAGAGATTCGGTGTCTAATCGTATATGATTACATCAAGCTAATGAACATGGCCGATATTAAGTCTGCGGCAGAATGGCAAGTCCTTGGATTCTTACTCTCGGCTATTCACGACGTCGCTGCTCAACTCAACATTCCTATTCTTGCGCTTGGACAACTCAATAGAGAAGCGATAAAGATGGACAATGAATACGTGGTTAGTGGCTCAGATAGGATAGTCCATAACCTTGACAGCCTTACTATCTTTAGAGAAAAGAGAGAAGAAGAGAGAGACGCAGACGGGGAGCAGCACGGAACTCATATCTTTAAAGTTCCTATTGCAAGAAAAGGCCCCGGCCATAGCGATGGCGACCACATAAATATTGACTTTGACAAAAGCTGCGGGTCCTTCAAGGAAGGGAAGCGGCGAAGCGAAATCATTGAAGCACTTCGTTCTGCACGGCCAGTCAGAGATAGATTGGCTGAGATGGAAGAGGCGCCACTTGGAAGTCTTCGTGAGGATTAATGAAAAGAGAACGACTAGATGCACTTAAAGAAAAGGCGAATCTTCGAATAGAGGATGTCCTTGATTCTTTAGGATTAGATTATCGTGAGAGATATAACTATGTAGTTGCGCCATGTCCTATCCACGGCGGCGACAGGAAAGATGCTCTATCTTGGCACCTAGACAGAGGTATCTGGAAGTGCTTTTCTCGTGGGTGCGAAGAGCTTACCGGGTCAGATATATTCGGGCTTATACAAGGAATACGTCAGTGTACGTTTATGGAGGCAGTCGAGTATCTTGGGAATCTACTAGGAAATAAGCTCAACGATGATGAAATCAAGAAGCTTAAAGACCAGAGGGCTAATCGCGAATTCATTCAAGGGAATAAGCGCAAGCAAGAGCAGAGCCGAGTCTATCCGAAGTCTTCGTTGTCAAAACTAACCAAGCACACATACCTTCAGTCGAGGGGCTATCCAGATGATATAGTGAACAAATATCAAATCGGAGCGTGCTTGCAATCTGGTCACTACATGAGCAATAGAATTGTAGTCCCTGTCACAAGTCTTGGAGGCGAGCTAATCGGCTTTACTGGAAGAACGCTTGAAGAGGATTATTTAGCCAAGAGAATTCCAAAGTGGAAGCATAGTCTCGGAAGCTGGGTGTCGTGCAATTTGTTCAACATAGATAATGCCGCGCCGTTTATTAATGAGTTCGGTTCGGTCATACTTTGCGAAGGCCCGCTGGATGTGCTTCGCCTAGAGCAAGGTGGCGTTCATAACGGAGTTGCAATTCTCGGCAAGAAGTTCTATCCGCAACAAATGACCATTTTAGCTGGAGCCGGAGCTACGGAGCTTATAGACGCTCTCGATAATGACGCTGCGGGCCAATCCGGAAGCCGAAGCATGTTAAAAACGGCGAGTTATTTATTCGACATTAAGAGGGCTCAAATACCGGTTGGTCGAAAAGACATTGGAGAGATGAGCATTGACGAAGTAAGAGAGGTGTTTTGTGAGTTTATCCAAAAGAAAGCACTACGGCATTGATTTGGACGGAATATGTTTCGATTTTCAAGGGGGTTTTATACCTTGGCTGGAAGAACATTTAAATGTTAAGCTTCCAGAAAAACAGGAGATTACATCCTACTACTGGTATGAAAATGTAGACAACCTAGAGGAGAAGGAGTTTTGGGATGAGTTCCACAAATTTGGCCATGCCGATGGATATTACAACCTAGAAGTTATTCCCGGCGCACTCGAAGGCCTGCACAGGATTGTTAATGCTGGACATAAAATCACGTATATAACAAACAGACCGACATACGCAAGGGACCAAACTGCTCGCGTATTAAGTAGGCACCATTTCCCCTTTGCCGCAAAATTAGAGTTTGCAGAGGGGCACAAGTCTCCGATTGTTAATCAAAAGAAGATAGACGCCTTTATAGATGACAGTCCGACCACTGTGGCAGAATTGTGCGTCGGGACTAGTGCGAGAATTTACTGTATGGATTATCCGTTTAATCAGGACTTACACAATTTAACGGGCTATACAAGAGTCCACTCCTGGTCTGAATTTTTAGAAAAAGAGGGAATTTGATGGGACACAATTACGAAAGAGAAGCGCGGGAGCTCGCGGCGGGAAGAACTACTACTTTTGCAATCGACGGCGTTCGCCCCTTAGAAACAAAAGATACAAATCCAAAAGATGCAGTCGGAGTCAAAAAGGCTCCAATCTCTACGGTTTCTGGGCCGGTGCTCTTAGAAGTCGGACTCGGAATGTTAGAAGGAGCAAGAAAATATGGTCGTCATAATTATCGTGATAGTGGGGTTAGGGCTAGCGTATATGTTGACGCAACTTTCCGGCATTTGATAAAGTGGTGGGAAGGTGAAGACATAGACACAGATTCTGGTCTTAGTCATCTTACGAAAGCGATTTGCTCTCTTTTTGTTATGCGCGACGCTATGATATTCGACAACTGGACGGACGACAGACCTCCCGCCACTCCAGAGGGCTTCATGGCAAACCTAGATAAGCTAGCCGCTAAGATTGTTGAGAAGTATCCAGACGCCAAGGAGCCCATCACGAATGAGTCACTCAGGAAGAAGTAAAGGTTTTCATATAATCCTCGACGTAGTAAGGCGCCTAGGATTCGAAGAGACAAAGGGGCCCACTGTTCAGGACAAGAAATTTCTGTTGATTTCAAAAGAGGAATGCATCGAAACTGGAGCATCCTCTGGAATCCGCATTGGAAGTGGCATAGGATATAGTGACCTAGTAGTAGAGTTTTACTTTGATGCAAATGACGAATTGATTTCACACGGAGTGTGGTAATGGGAAATTTACACGATGACGAAATTATCGAGCAGCTTGAAGCTGAAATTGAACGACTCAATGGAAAGATTGATGGCATGTACACGGCACTCTCAGAAGCTCGCCAGAGTTCAGCGAATGCATGGGAAAAGCTTGGTAAAATTGAAGAGATAATGAGGCAATTAAATGAGTTTTAGCGCAAAGATTATTCTAGATTCGACAAGTCCGTACACTGGGACTCGAATTATCACATCAGAACTTACGTACCCTAGGTTCGTCCATTCTGAATTTATGACCCACCGCGTTTTTAGCAGAAATGCCGCAAGCTCCCGCGCCATTCCAACTCGCAAGATGATTGCTATGGTTAAGGAGAATCCCGCTATGCCCGTATTCTGGGGAAAGAATAGGAGGGGTATGAGCGCCGCCGAAGAGATGGATGACGTTACTAGTAGTAAAGAATTGTGGCTTGAGGCCAGAGACAACGCCGTAGAGGTCGCACAGAAGATGTTAGACCTAGGCATGCACAAGCAAATCGTCAATAGGATACTTGAGCCTTGGAAATGGATGACGGTCATCGTTACGGCCACTCAGTTTAGCAACTTCTTCGCACTACGAGACCATGAAGATGCCCAGCCGGAAATCGCGCATATCGCTCGGATGTGGAAGGTCGCCATAGATGAGTCTGTGTCGGTCAAGAGGGAGCATCACATTCCCTACATACAAGAAGACGAGCAAGACATGGACACAGAAGAAAAGCTAAAGATTTCAACGGCCAGGTGTGCGAGAGTATCATACTTAACACATGACGGAGTTCGGTCGATAGATAAGGACTTGGAATTATACGAGCGCCTCAGAACGGGCGGCGGCGGCGGTCACTGGAGTCCATTTGAGCATCCAGCTAGAGCAATGGCTCTTAAAACCGGGATGGTCGCCAGGAGTGGGAATTTTACGAATTGGAAGCAGTGGCGCAAGACTTTTGAAGGAGAGTGTCAATGAGAATTCCAAAGAACGTAAAAGAGCGGAAAACCGTAGAGGTCGTGCTTGAAGACCTCGGCAGCGACGGAGAGTTTATGGTTGGAGACATATCGTCGGCAATAGATATACTCCAGTCATTCGTTGAGAAGTATCCCGAATACGCCTTACGAATCGAAGCCGAGGGATATTATGACTACACTACTTTTACGCTCATGGGCTATCGAGATGAAACTGATGCTGAAGTTAAAGAGCGCGTAGACTCGTACATCGAGCAAAAGACCAAAGAGAAAATGAAGCAAGAAAAAGCAGAAAAGAAGTTGCTCAAAGAACTTCTGGAAAAGTACGGTGATTAATGTTTTTTAGCCACGCAACGGCAAGTCGAATCAAAACCTATCAGCAGTGCGAGTTTCGCTACTTCCTAGAGTACATGATTCAATATCCACCTAGTCGCCTGGGGAATATCTACAGCGAGAAGGGAAGCGCCGTTCACGAGGCACTAGAGCATTGGGCCAACGCAGTCCTAGGAGTGGAGGAGAAGTCTGAAATTGATTGGGAGAAAATCCTACTCAAGTATTATGCAGACAGCAAGTTGTGGGAGATGGACCAGCGTAAACCAGACAAAGGTGGGTTCCCTCATCCAGTAGTAAAGACTTGTGAGTCTTGCCCCTGGGCGTCCAAGGACCAGCGATGCTTAATCGCAGACAAGGCTATTGACGCTGTGGACGGGTGCCCGCGTCCAAATTATCAGGGCGACGTTGATTTGATTAATAAGACGCTCACTAGGACGGACTTTCCATGCCTAGCTACGGTTGAAAATAAGGATGCCCCGCACGGCATTAGTTTTAAGCGCAAGATTATTGGCGCCGAGGTTCCGTTCGATATGGAGCTTGAGGGTGTGCGAGTGCGCGGAGTGATTGACCTCGTAGCTGAAGACCCCGATGACCCAACATGCCTGGAGATTATTGACTACAAGACTGGAAAGTCTATGAGTTATGACAAGGCATACAAGGACCCACAGGTGCGAACCTACGGGGCAGTCGCTCGAATTCTTTGGCCACAGTATAGTCAAGTCATGGTAACTCTCCATTATCTAAAAACAACCCCGGTATCAGTCCCCCTGAGCCCAGCAGACGATGTGCTCACGGTTAAAAGCCTGCAACGTGCGGCGAAGTTAATTCTAGAAAACAATGACCCAAGTCCGGTAAGGCCTGCTAAGTCTGGCTTTCCGTGCGAGTGGTGCATCGGCAAGGATAATTGCAACACGATTCGCGACAAGTTTAGGGTTGACGGAAAATTCCGATTGCCTACTATCTCGTGTAGCTTCCACTCAGAGAGCCAAGAGTGCTGGGGAAGTGTCTACCCCGTAAAAGACCAAGTGGTAACTCCAGATTCGGCTGACGAAATTATCTATTCATGTAAAGGACACGGTGAGACTCATGGAGGTGGAGAATACACACCGAAGCCCGATGATAGCAATAAGGCTGGTTGATGACACTGCAATATACGCTAGCCACTTTCGAATTAGCGGCAATGGTATATTTGTTGGACAATTAAAATACATAAACGAAGACAATACCCCGGCTTATGTAGAAGACTCAATGCTATTAAATATGGACTCAGTAATGACCTATGCAATTTTGCATATTGGAGGAGAAGAAAATGAAGCATCAAAAAATTGAAATGGCGCACTTACATATGCACTCGACATATTCTGAGTTGGATGCAATCAGTAAAATCCCGGACATAGTTTCTAGACTAAAGGAATACGGACATACGTCGGCCGCATTAACGGACCACGGCACAATTGCTGGCGTTCCAGAATTCTATACTGAGTGTAATAAGCAGGGAGTTAAGCCAATTCTTGCTTCTGAGTTCTATATGATGGCCGACGCGAACAAAGCTAAAGAAGATAAGGATAGAAAGAATCACCACCTCATTCTTTTAGCGATGGATGATGAGGGCTGGACGAACATAAAGAAATTAACGACAAAGGCAAATGAGAAATTTTATTATGCGCCGCGCATCGACTACAATGACCTAAAAGACCACTCGAATGGAATCATCTGCTTGACTGCGTGCCTTAAAGGAATCGTGCCATATAACATCATGGAGGAGAAGTTTGACCTCGCATACGAGCACGCACAGACTCTAAAGGGCCTTTTCGGTGACAGATTCTACATGGAACTCCAAGACGGGGGGCTAGACGTCCAAATCAAGATTAACGACGTGATGCGCCTTATGGCGGCCAAGCTTGAAGTGCCCGTGGTCGGTTGCCAAGACGCGCACTATGTAGACAAGGGCGACGTTGAAGCTCATGAAGGGATTTGGGCTATTAAGACTGGTGACACTTTTGACAAGCCTGTCGGCTACGGCAAGGGCAAAGAGTTCCGAGCCTACTACTCAACGAAAGAATATTGGCTCAAAGACGCTCACCACATGATAAATGAGGAGCTTACGACGGAGCACGGGGCCCAGAGGATGAGCACTCTACATCAGTCTGAGATTGAGGAAAGTGCAAAAATTGCCGCACGCATCGGAGACGTAAAAATTGAGAAAAAAATGCACCTTCCTAAATATGCATTTATCCCAGACATCTCTAGCGACCAAGTCGGCTGCGCGGTTGACGATTGCCACTCTTCACACTATCATCCCGGAGACATAGAGGACGGCGAGACCGTAGACCTGTCCTCCTACAATTATCTCTGCGAGCTTATAGTGAAGGGCTATGAGCGCAGATATGAAAACGCTTGGTTCGACCGGACGCAAGAGCATCGAAAGAGGCTCGCCACAGAACTCGCAGACATTAAAGATGCTGGTCTAGCAGATTATTTCCTTATAGTCTGGGACGTTGTAACGTGGGCGAAGGCCGTTGGTATTCCAGTCGGGCCAGGTAGAGGAAGCGCCGCAGGTTCAATGGTTAGTTTTTGTTTGGACATTACGGATATTGAACCACTTAGATACGGATTGATTTGGGAGCGCTTTTATAATGCTGGCCGAAAAGGTACACTGGCAGACATTGATGTTGACATTGGCAAAAAGTATCGTCCCTTAGTAGTTGAATACATCAAGGCTCGCTTTGGCGAAGATAGAGTCGCACAAATAGTCACATTCAATACTCTCGGAACAAAAGCAGCGCTTAAGGATACGGCCAAACTTCTTGGCAAGCAAGGCGGTATGGCGTTCGAAGACGCTAATGTTATGACACGTTTCATCCCCCTCAAGCATAATCAACCAGTCGGGATAGCTGAAGCGATGGAGCAGTCAGATAGAATCAAGGATTATTCAGAAAAATATCCTAGGCTCTTTAGAGTCGCACAGAAGCTTGAAGGTTGCCCAAAGTCGAGAGGAACGCACGCCGCAGGCGTTGTCATCGCAGACGAACCCTTTGAGAATGGATTTCCTCTTCGATGGAACACAAAAGAAAAGATGCTTATGACCGAGTGGGACATGGGCGTCTTAGACAACCTCGGCTATTTGAAAATGGATATTTTGGGACTCAAAACGATGGATGTATTAAAACAAGTAGAAGATGAGGTTAATAATGCTTAAGACTACAACGGTAGACATCGTGTTGACGCACGAAGACGCAAAGATTCCTCAGTATGCTCAACCGGGAGATGCTGGGTGTGACGTATATGCAGTGCCCGCTCCGAAACTACAAAATGCTCCGTTCGCTCCGTTCGTTGACGAAAAACTAAAGCCAGTGAAGAGAGAGGATATCTCCGAGGGGTCATACTTAATCAAGCCTGGCGGCACCGTCATGATTGATTTGGGTTTTAAAATTGCAGTTCCAGATGGCTGGGAGATGCAAGTCCGCTCCCGCAGCGGCATGTCTAAGAATGGCCTAGTCGTTGCGAACTCCCCAGGCACAATAGATAGCGGCTATCGCGGGCCCTGTATGGTTTTGTTGCACAATAACACTCGACAGTGGCGAGCCATCGCGCCTGGGACGAGGGTCGCTCAGTTTGTACTAAAGAGGGCACCTAGAGCTAAATTCTTTCAAGTCGCCAACCTGAATGAGACTGAGCGCGGCGAAGGTGGTTTTGGTTCGACTGGAGTAAACTAATGGGTTCGTTTCAAAGAGACTTGGCGATTTCACAAGTCGCAGTTGATTTATTGTTGGACCACCTAGCTGATAATGGATATAACACTTCTGAGCTTGAAGGGCGCGAAGCTCAAAAGCAAGGAGACATCACAATCGAGAAGGACGGCGTCTTCA